CAACGTTCACAATCGGGTCGGCCGGATATCTGTTCACGCCCACTCAATTGACGCTCCGTGGCTATGTTTTCTGGCGGAAGCCGCAAAATGTCCAGCTAACTTACACGGCGGGATATACGAGCGTGCCGGCGGAGGTGGCTCAAGCCTGCATCGAGCTTGTCGCCTTACGGTACCGCGAACGCACCCGTATTGGCGAGATCTCGAAGCATCTCGGCACCGAGACCATTACTTTCAGCCAGACGGCGATGCCAGCGGACGTGACGGCATTGCTCACGAAATACAAGCTGGTGGCGCCAGTCAGCGGCTTCCTGACGATGGCAAATACGCAAAGCGATCTCGCAACCCTCGTCGCGGTGGCGTGACCGGTCGGTGGGCGCGATCACACACAACTGCCACCACATCCGAGCGCTGGCCTTGGTCAGGAGATCCGGCAGGATGAGTCGCGCTCTGAGGAGATTTACTGGCGGGCGCCGCGACTCGGCGATCGCGAGAGAGCACTTGAGGTCGCAGAACGATGATCAGTATAACGGTCGACGACAGCGCCGCGATGGCACGTCTCACGGCCATGCCGGAAGTTGTGCGCAGAAAAATCGTGGAGGTCACGCGCCGGCTCGGGTTTGATCTGCAGCAGCATGTCCAAAGCGACAAACTCTCCGGTCAGGTCTTGGGGACGCGGAGCAACACTCTCCGATCCTCGATCAATACGCAGTTCGAGAAGTATGGCGACACTTTCACCGCGACCGTGGGCACCGATGTCTTCTACGCGAAATTCCACGAATTCGGCGTCTCGCGGTCATGGCTCATTCAGGCGAGAAACGCCAAGGCATTGCGCTTCAGGGTGGGCGGGCGGACGCTATTCCGCAAGCGCGTCACACACCCGCCGCTGCCGGAGCGGTCATTTCTCAGGCCAGCCTTGGGCGATATGACCCCCATGATCCTCGCAGAATATGCGCGCGCCGTCACGGAGGCCGTTCATTGATTAATCGGGAGGCCATCTATTCAACGCTGTGGACACTGGCAAGCCGATCGGCCCAATACGCGACCGCCAACCGGCGCCTGCGGCACTGGAGCGACGTGTCACCCGCTGAGCAGCCTGCGCTCTTTATGAGCGAGAAGGGCGGGACCGGCATAGTCAAGACAAGGGGCACGCCCGTCGTTTGGACCCTTTATGTAGATTTTTACATCTACGCCCATTCAACGGACATCTATACGCCACCAGCGTCGATCCTCAATCCGCTGATCGACGCGCTAGAAGCTGCGCTGGGTCCCGTTAACCCGGTAGCCGGCTTGTGGCAGAATCTCGGTCTGCCTGACATGGTGCAGCACACCTATGTGACCGGCCGAGTCGAAACTGACGAAGGCATTCTCGGCGATCAGGCTGTCGCGATCGTACCCGTCGAAATCGTCTGCGTCTGAGAGAGTCAAGCCAATCTGGAACAGACAGTTGATCCGGCTGGCGCCAGAGCATCCCGCGCGTGCGGCGGCAGTGATCGATCGCTGGTTTGCTACGCAATTCCATGATTCGCCGATCGCGCGCGACACCCATTGCTGCAACCATGCGGGGCGCACCGAAGAGCCGCTCATCGCCATGATGAAAGAGGTATAGGCCGTGGCACAACAGGTTTCGTTCTCTCAGGGAGCCGCTTGGCTGGCCGAGGTCGACAGCGTCATCTCGGGAACTTCCGACAACGGCTCACGCATGGTCGGCATCTTGCAGGAGTCGACTGTCGATTTCAGCTGGACTACGAAGCAGCTTTGGGGCCAGAACCAATATCCGGCGGTGATCGCCCGCGGCGAAGCCAAAGTCACCCTCAAGCTGACCTGGGCGGCGCTCGACCTGCAGCTGATCGCCAACACGCTCTTTGGCACCAGCACGGCGACAGGGCAATTTGCGATTTCGCAGGATGAGCAGCAGGTGGTCGGCGCATCCTCGCCCTATACCTTCGCGGTCGCTAACGCATCGAGCTTTGTTTATGACCTTGGCGTCCGCTATGCCAGCAGTGGCGTTTCATTGCAGCGCGTGATGACGCCCTCCGCGGCCGGCCAATACAGTGTCAACTATTCAACCGGTGTCTACACCTTCTCGGTCGGCGACGCAAATATCCCGATGCTGGTGAGCTATCACTACACGAACAACACCACTGGGAAGCTGCTGACCGTCGCCAACCAGCTGCAGGGTGCCACCCCGTACTTCCGCTGCGCACTGTTCAACTCGATCAGTCCGAACCCGCCCCCGATCTCGGCCTCGGCCGTGCCGTGGGCGCTGTGCTTCAACGCGGTCACGGCCAACAAGGTCTCGATGCCGCGGAAAGTAAACGAATTCACGATCCTTGAAATTGAGGCGGAGGCGTTTGCTGACGGCAGCGGCACTGTCTGCTATATTAGCACGCTGCAATAAAGGAAACCTCATGATCCCTGGCGTCCAGGTTGCGATGGGCGGCCGCGAATGGACGGTCCCGCCCCTGACCCTAGGCAAATTGCGCTGGCTGATGCCTAAGCTGCGGCAGCTCACCGATATCAGTGCACAGATGGACGAGACGCAAATCGCGATACTGATCGAGGTCGTGATCGCCGCCATGCAGCGTAACTATCCCGACTTGACGGCAGAATCGGTCGAAAACCTTCTCGATCTCGGTAATGCCGCCGAGGTGTTGCGGGCCGTTTTAACGGGCTCGGGATTACGTGAGCATCGGCCGGGGGAAGCAATGGCGGTGGCGACGAATTCGGATGGATCTACGGTCTTCTCGCCACCGCCTGCGGATACACCTATCCCGTAATCGACGCGATGACGCTCCTCGAGGTCGACGAGCTGACGCGGTATTGGGCCGATCATCCGCCGGTTCATTTGTTGTTGGCGGCCTTCATGGGCACCGGGCAAAGAAGCGCGCCGATGGCCGCTCCGAACCGGGGCGGCGGCTTCATACACCATCCGTCGCTATCGGAGATCATGAGCCTGCCTGGGGTCGGGCAGAGCATTCGCCCTTTATCGTCGCGGTTTGGTCCGAATGCCGTCGACGAAATGATAGGGATGCTGAGCTGCTTTGAGGTATCGACCACGGCGCGAAAATCCATAACTATCCATGCGAGGGCGATGCCCGCCCCGAGTAACGTCCAGCCCAGAGACTGATGGCCCGATCGCTTTCTGCTGTTGGCGAAGGAAGAGATTGTGCCGTCGAACATTAGGAAAGCCGACGGGTTGGCGTCCGGCTTGCGGCGCCCGCGGGATGAGGATGGAGGTGTGGATCGCCGCGACGCGCCCATTGTCGAGAACCACGATCGCGTTTCGATCACAATATATCAGCATCTCGTGTTTTCCCTGGGCGGCGATTTCGGCGCTTTGGTAGTCGTGAGGCGAGTACGATGTACCGATTCCGTTGTCTGGGCTGATCCCAACCTTCGCCGCGCAGCTGCGGTGCAGTGCTCGGCGCCAAGCTTGGCGATTTCGGCTCTGGTTGCGACGTTTTTTGGTCGCCCGGTCGGCCGCCCGCTCGAGGGCGCCAGCCGGCGACAAGATAATGGCAGCGGTAAAGACCGCAACGAAAGGTTTCATCGGTGGCATCATGCCGCCGTAATTGTTGGGGACGTGCGTGGCTGACGACCAAGTCAACGTAAAAATCTCGGCACACACGGCGGGCTTTGACGGTCCCGTGCGCTCGGCGGCGGCAACAGCCGAGCAGTCATTCGGCCGGATCAGGGTAGCGGCTAACGGCGCTTCAATATCGCTCAACCAGCTCGGCGAATCCGCACGGGCCCAGCTGGCCCAGGCGACGGGGCAGATCCGGACGGCCGCCAGAAACGCTAATGCGCATTCGATCGCTGGGCTGCCCAAGCGCGTCGAGCTGACCGATCAGCTCACCCAACTCGAATACCCCGGCATCACGGCGACCGAGACGATGGCGCCCGAGGCCCTGATCGCAGGCACTGGACGGAGCGAGGCGAATTTCAGGCGGCCGCTGGTGCGCTCTGCCGGCGGCGGTCCGGATTCCGCCGCCGAAGTGGAGCGCGAGGCGCGCGAGCAAGCCGAGATCTTTGCCGCCGGCGAGCGGCTCAAGATTCAGGAAGCCAAGGGCTCGACCGACGAGATCGAGCGCATCTATGTCGACTGGTTGGCGGAAGTCGCCTCGGTCTATGGCAAGGACTCGACGCAATACCTGAATTTGGAGCGCGAGAAGGTCGCTGCCGCCCAACGCGCTGCCGAGCAGCGGGCGCAGGCCGTTGAGGAATGGGCGCGCCAGCAGGCCGAGGCAGAGATGCGGGCGGCCGAGGATGCGCAACGCGCCTGGAAGGACGCCACTAAGCAGGTTTCCGACCAGATTGCCAATCTCGTCGCCGACTTGCTAACCAGGACAAAGACTATTAGTGAGGTCTTCCGCCAGCTCACCAGCGACATCGTCAAGGACTTTGCCAGCAGTTCGATCAAATCGCTGTTGATGGGATCATCGGGCGGCGAGAATTTGTCGACTGCGCTGTTTGGCGAGACCGGGTTGTCTGGTTTGCTTGGTCTCGGACCGCGTGGCTTGTTCGGTTCGCTATTCGGCGGCTTTTTCGGTGGCGGCGCGGTAGACGCCGCGGCGCAGGATTTCTCAGGTGGCGTTGCCGCTGCCGCGACTGGAGGCAGCTTGTGCTCTGGCCTGTCTGGCTGGCTCGGTTCGCTGTTCGCTTTCGGCAAGGGGGGGATCGTGCCGTCGGCTGCGGGTGGCTGGATGGTGCCGAACACGACGCTCGCGATGCTGCACACCAACGAAATGGTCCTGCCGGCGCATATCAGCCAAGGATTGCAGAACATGATCGCCGGCGGCGGCGCGGCGACGCCAAACGTCACCTTCGCCGTCTCAGCGATCGATTCGGCTTCGGTGGCAAATTTCTTTAAGAGCAACGGTGCCGCTTTGGTCGCCGGGATCAACTATGCCCTGCGCAACGGCTCTTCGCTGATGTCGACGGCGTGACGACCTACGACGACGCCGGCACCCTGGCTGTCACGGCTTCTGGGTTGGCCGTCAACGGCACGCCGATCACCGGGCTCGCATGGCCGGTCACAAAGCTGCCGACCTTTCAGACGCGGATCCAGCGCGCCGTGTCAGGCCGCGAATTGCGGACGCTCGATTACCCCTACCCGATCTGGCAGTTTCAGCTTGGCGTCAATTTCCTGCGCGACCAGAATGATACGCGCGGGACCGGGGGGTTGGGGACCGGCTTTAACGAACTGCGCACGCTCTACAGTCTATATCTGGCTTGCTACGGAGCCTATGGGACGTTCCTGTTCTCGGATCCGACCGACAACCAACGCACCGGCCAATACCTAGGGACTGGCAACAGCAGCACCGCAGCGTTTCAATTGCTGGCCTCATATGGCTCGGGTCCGATCTTCACTGATCAAGTCCGAGCCGTGCAGACGGTCAACTCCGTCTATCTGAACGGCATAACGCAGAATCCGTCGACCTATAATTGCCCGACCGGGCTCAATTCTACCGGGGTCGTGACGTTCTTGACGCCGCCTGCGACCAATGCCGTCATCGCCGCCGATTTCACGTTTTACTTCCGCTGCCGGTTCGTCGACGACTCGCTGACCTTCGAGAATTTTCTCCATCAGTTGTGGTCGCTGAAATCCCTCAAATTCCTTTCGGTGTTTAACTGATGCGCCAGGCCTCGCCCGCGCTGATAGCGCTCTTGAATTCGAGCGCGCAATTCGCGACAGCGGACCTCTACACCTTCACGCTGTTGGGCGGCGGGGTCTATCGCTTCTCCGGCGCGCAGACGGCACTGACCGACGAGAATGGCAACACCTTTGCGCTCGGGCCGAAATTCGAGCGCTCGCGCACCAAGCTGGTGATCGGCGTGCAGGTCGACGAGCTCGACGTCGAAATCTACCCGGAGCCGACCGACCTGTTGGGCTCGGTCCCCTGGCTGCAGGCGACTTGGACCGGGCAGCTTGATGGCGCGCTGCTGCAGGTCGACCGTCTCTTCATGCAGCCCTACGCGACGGCCGTGGGGTCGGTCGTGCTATTTGCCGGCCGCGTCTCGGATCTCGATGCGGCCCGCACCGGGATCCGAATGAAGTGCCGGTCGCACCTTGAGCTGCTCAACATTCAGATGCCGCACCGGCTGTGGCAGCAAAGCTGCACGCATGTCTTTGGCGACACCATGTGCCTGTTCAATCGGGCGAGCCTAGCGCTGACCTTCGCCGCCGCGGCGGGCTCGACGTCGACGCTCATCCAGGGGCCGCCGGTGACCTCGACGCCCTTCGCTCAGGGTACCATCATCGGAGTTTCAGGCGCCAATGCCGGTCAGACGCGCACGATCTCGGCCTTTGTGTCCGGGCAATCGGTGACCGTAAAGCTGGCCTTTCTGTCGCCCCCGCAGTTTGGTGACGAGTTCGAGATCCTGCCGGGCTGCGATCACAGCCTGGCGACCTGTACCAACGTCTTTTCAAACGCGATCCACTTTGGCGGGTTTCCCTACATTCCTGCGCCCGAGAACGCCGTATGAGGCTCCAAGCGCTCCCGGTGGCGCATCTGCGCGTTCAGCGGGCCGCAGTTTGAACGCTGGGTTGTGGTGACGACGCCGCGCGGGCCGGACTCGCGACCTGTGCGAGTTTCACTATGTCGAACGCCTGACGACTGAGCCCTTCTGCGCTGATGGTGCCGAATTTGCGAAATCGAACGGCATCGATTACGACCTAAAGCATTGTGCTGAGACGATTGGTTTTACCCGTCGATGCGGACATTGTGTAGCTGCACATCCGCGCCCTTCTTGACCGCATGGACCTCGATCCAGGTTGTACTTATTCGCTCGATCGGTCGATGCGCCGGATCATGGAGCTGGATTCGGTGGCTCTCCACGCCAGGACCCTACATTTGTGCAGTATCTTTGTTCAGGCCAACGCTTTCCCGTTCGGTACGGTACTGGGACGGGCGCGTGACACCACATTTCGGACCGGAGCCAGCGCGCGACTCCAGCGCTGGAACCGCTGCTTCAGACTACCTTGAGGGATGATCGACTTTCGACGGGGGGCGGTCATTAGCGCAGCCGAGTCGTGGATTGGCACACCTTACCACCACATGGCGCGTCTGAAGGGTGTCGGGTGTGATTGCCTGACGTTGCTGGCGGCGGTCTATTATGAGGCCGGGGTGATCCCGGAGGTGGAGATCCCGTTCTACCCGCCGGACTGGCATCTGCATCGCTCAACCGAACGCTACATGGACGGGTTGCGCGACTATGCGCGCGAAGTCGATGCGCCGCGGCTTGGCGATTCGGCTCTGTTCAGGTTCGGGCGATGCTTTGCGCATGGCGCCATCGTGGTCGAATGGCCGCGTGTCATTCATGCCTGGAACGGCCTCGGCGTCGTCCGCGGCGACGCCTCGAAGCCGAACCTTTCCGACCGTTCGGTTCGGTTTTTCTCGCCGTTTCTTGAATGACCGGCATCCTCGGCCACGGATCGGAGGCCAAGAAAAAAAACATCGTCGCCTCGCTACGCTACCAGACGAGCCAAAAGGGCTCGACGATCCCCCTCGTCTACGGCTGCAATCGCCTCGCGATCAACCTGCTCGATTATCAGAACTTCACGATGAGCTCGAGCAAGAGCGGCAAGGGCGGCAAGGGCGGCATCGCCGGCGGCGGCGCGGGCAAGGGCGGGAGCAGCGGCAGCGGCACCAGTTACCAGGTCGATTTCATCGCCGGTGTTTGTCAGGGGCCGATCCAGAATTGGGGGCTCGTCTGGTTCAACAAGACGATCACGACGCTGCTCGGCGGGCTGACCGCCGGCACTACCGCGACAATGGATTACGGCCTCGGCAGCGACGGCCAGGCTGCAGACTCGAACTGGTACCCACCCAATCAGCTCGGCTACTCGGGCACGGCCTGGTTTTCGGTCGAGCGATATCAGCTTGGTCAAAGCCCGGCGCTGCCGAATTTCAATGTTGAGGTCTACGGCCTCGAATATGGCACCGCGCCCAACGGCTGCGATGCCAATCCGGCCAGCATCCTCACCGACCTCTTAACCAACCCACGCTATGGCGCCGACTTCCCGACCGCGAACCTGGACACGACAGGCACGCTCGTCGATTACGCCAATTATTGCAACGCGGTCGGGCTGATGCTGGCGCCGGTCTACGACTCGCAGCAACCCTGCCTGCAACTGCTCGACGAAATCGCCACGGTCACCAACAGCGCCGTCGTCTGGTCGGGCGGCCTTTTGAAGGTCATCCCCTACGGCGATCAGCCACGGTTTGCGGTCTACACGCCCGCTTCATTTACCGGGACATTAGGGCTCGGCGACGAGATCTCGATGACATTCTCCGGCGCCTTTCCGGGCTCGCCGGTAACCGTAAGCCATTACCTCTCGGCCAACGATATCGTCAGCTACGCGGCCGCCGGGGCCTCGATCGCGCAGGTGATCACGGGTGACGGAACGGTGACCTCGCCTGGAAACGGCACCCTCGCGGCGGCCGGCGTATTCGCCTCGGTGACCTTGTTCGGGCTGGTGATCATCACCACCGGCGCGCCGATCTCGATCTCGGCCAGCAGCTCAGGCGCCGAGACCCTGGCCATCGGCTCATCCAGCGCGCCCTACAGCTGGACGCCGAACACGACGCCGATTTACTCGCTCGGCGACGATGATTTTGTCGTCCAGACATCGTCGGTCGGCGCCCATCTCGGCGTCAGCCCCGGCGGCGCCGCGTTGCGGCTCGGCGCCGGCCCGATCACCGACGGCTTTACCGATGACCCGGTGCACGTCGTCCGCTCGACGCCGGCCGATGCGCTCAATTTCGTGCAGCTCGAGACGACCGACCGCGGCACCTCGTACAATACGAGCATCACCGAAGCTTTCGATCAGGGCTCGATCGATCTCTACGGCGTCCGCCGCGATACCAGCATCAAGGCGCGCGCGATCGTCGATCCCTATTATGTCGCGACGACCGTCGCCCAGCTGCGGCTGCAGCGGCAGATCTTCTACCGCAACACCTACACCTTTCGGCTCGGGTGGAAATACATCCTGCTCGAGCCGATGGACCTGGTTCAGATCACCGATCAAAAGCTCGGCGCGCAAGCCCTCACGGTCCGCATCACCGCGATCGAGGAGGATGACGAAAGCACGCTGACGGTGACGGCCGAAGATTGGTTTGGGGCCCCGGGGCCGGTCATGTATCCGCCGATCACGCCGCTGCCGAGCTTTGGCGGGTTGTCGAGCCTCGGGATAGGAGCCTCGACCGCCACACCTTACGGCAAGCAGGGCGGCTCCTCGACTGCCTCGACGCCGAACTACGGCACCCCAGCGCCAGCGGTCAACACGCCCTTCATCTTCGAGCCGACCGCGCAGTTGCTGGCGGCACAGGGGCAGACCTCACCTTACATCGTGATCGGCCTCTCGGCCGGCCCCAGCAGCGTCTACAGCGCCAATTGGGCAGGCGCATGGGTCTATGCCTCGCTCGACGGCTCGACCTTCACTCAATTGGGGAACTTCCTCGGCGGCCCATCCGAGATGGGCTACACGACGGCCGATTGCCCGCCCTCCGGCACGAGCCTTTCGGTCAACTTGGCCGAATGCAACGGCATGCTCGGCAATTTCTCTCTGCAAGCCGCGGCCAATGGCGTGAGCCTGTGCGCGGTGATGACGCCCGGGGGACTGATCGAGTTCATCAGCTATTCGATCGCTACCTTGGCCGGTACCAACCAATATGTATTGACGGGGCTCAACCGCGGACTTTACGGCACCAATGCCATCGATCTGTCGGCCGGCTCGCAGTTCCTTGCGCTCTTTGGCGCGGTCTTTACCGATATCTTGCCGGCGCAGTTTATCGGCCAGACGATCTACTTCAAATTTCAGAGCTTCAATACGACGCAAGGCGGCGTGCAGCCGCTCGCCGGCTGCGTGGTCTACGAATTTGTGCCGCAGGGCTCATCGGTCATTCCCGGCGTTTTTCCGATTGCAGTAACGTCGGACGCTGTCATACGGGTCGGAGTCGGCACCGGCACGAACCGCAGCGCCAGCACCATTCCGATTGAACAGCAGCGCACGCCAGTGGTCACCGATGCTCGCCTCTGGATTGAGGAAACACCGCGCGCCATTCGTGGTATGACTTTTCAGACGGAGAGCGGAGGGGTTGCGGGCAACCATGGACGACCGGCGCTCGAAGATCTCGCGACAACGCGAATGGATCAAATACCGACGATCGAGAATCGGTGGACAACATTGAGCGACGCGCAGACACTGACGGAGAACAGATGATCTGGCGTATCCTGACGGCAGCATTGCTGGCAATTTATTTTGTCAGCCCGGCGCACGCCACGCTCCAGCCGTCAAGCTATCCGACCACAGCTGGCGCAGCGATGCTGTCCTGTAGCGGGCGTCCGTGGATCGACATCCTCTGCTACGGTGCCGATCCGACCGATACGGCTAACTCGACCACGGCCATCCAGACCGCGATCAGCGATGCCGTCGCCAACAACGTCCCGGTGCACTTCCCGGCCGGCACCTTCAAGGTCACCTCGGCGATCGTCATCGACTATGCCGGCGTCTCGGCCAAGGGCTTCCGGCTGGTCGCGGATGGTGCTACGCTCGACGGGCTGGCGATCACCTCGGGTCCGGTCCTGCAGGTCATCTGCAGCGGCGGCACGACGTCATCGCCGGCGACCTGCTTTTTCTTTCACCAGGAAGGCACGCTGTTTATCCGGGGCAATTCGGGTGAGGTCAACTATACCACGCTGACCTCGGCTGAACCGGCCGGACAAACCGTGCTGCCGGTTGCCTCGACCGCGAACCTCTATGTCGGCCAGACGGTGCTGGTGGCGCTTGCCGCCGGCGGCAATTGGGCCTCCCCGATCACCGCCATCGGCACCGGGACCATCACGATCGGAACCGCACTCCCGATCGGCGGCGCCAACAACAACGCCCAGGTCGGCCTCGCCTCCTACCCGTTCACCATGGGCAAGGTCGATTTTACCGACCAGCACAACTCGTTTGCGATCGACCATCTGGTCGTGACCAATGCCAGTACGGCGCAAGGGGCCGGGGCCTGCCAGTTCAACGCCACCTATGACGCGATCGTCTATGTCGTGTGCGACAGTTCGGGCGGGGCGGGCGGCATCGCCCTCGAGCAGATGCAATTCTCGAAGGTCGCCGGGGCCGGGTCGGCCGCCGCGGCCGGCGGCCAGGCGATCGTCCTCGAAAACGGCTACAATTTTTCGAACATCTTTTACGCGCTCGACCTCGAGGTCGCGCCGATCTGCATCCAGATCACCGCTAACCACCACGGCGACAATACCTTTGTCTCGCCCTACATGAACTGCCCGGTCGCGGTCAACGCGACGGCCTCCGACAACAATGTGCTGATCAACCCGCAATATGCCGGGGCGGTCACCAGCTACGGGCCGCAATCGGTCGGGATCTCCGTGGTCGGCATGGGTTCGCGGGCCAAATGGCTTTTCCCGACGACGGCAACCTACCAGGCGGCGGCCGTCGACGACGGGATTGCGGTGTCGAGCTACAACGCGCCAGGCACCTCGATGACGGTGACGACGCCGGTGATCTCGACGGTCAATGCCGGCTGGTCGATGGCGGTCTCGACCGACAATGGCAAGGGCATGATTTTGAATGGCAACGGCGCCCCGATCATCGCCGGCGCCAAAAACGTCTCCTCGATCACGCTCGGCGCGGGCAATTACGAATATGTCCGGGTCGAAAGCGACGGCAACAACTGGCGGGTCACCAATATGACCC